CGGCTGGCAAGGCGCTGGAGTTCTACGATCGAGGCATTGACGCGGTCCGCGAGTTCCCGGGACTGACTCGATTGGACTTCAGCTTCTCGGCGGGTCACGAAGGTCTTGGCTTGGTCGTCGAGTGTGGCACGGAATTCGTTTGAGCGCGCGTTGTAGGCCTCCTGCGCAGCCTCCTGTTTAAGGATCGCTTTCTCACTGGCGTTAAATGCCAGCAAAACCCGATCCTCCTGGGCTTTCAGGGCTGCGTTTGTAGCCGCCTTATTCGAGTCAAAGAGCGTCGTGTAGAAGCGGTCACGCTCCGCCATGATTCGCTCGAGATGAGTCTGAAGGTCCACTTGAACTGAATCGGGCATGGGTTAGTGGCGGGTGAAGTGGTCAATCAGATAAACCAGAACCGTTCCGAGTGCTCCGGCGATTGCTACGCGTTGCTCTACTAACGTTTTTCCGCCGGTTTTGGCTGCAGTCTCGGCTTTGTCGGCAGCGACCTCACCGGTCGTAACGTTTTTTTCCGCGAGTACCAAGACGACATCCAGTTTCTTCTCAAGTGAACCCATCCGATGTTCCTGCGTCAGGATCGTTTCGGCCAGAATTGCCATGCGGTCAGAGATTTTGATTTGCTCGAGACTAAGGATCCCCACTGCCTTCTGCTGGGCGGAATTAGCAGCGTGCCGCTCCTGGGTCTGCTTTTTGTGGAGGGTCCGAATCTCATCCATCGCTTGGATAAAGTCAGCCGTCGACATTTCCTTTGGAAAGGGAGGCTCGGAATCATTGCGTTTCTCGTTTTTGAATTCCTCGGACATGGTTCCTAGGGTTTTGGAGTGACAGTTGCGGGAACGGAAACTTGGACCGTTCCATCGGCCCTTACGATCGTATCTAGTTCATCGGCCGTGACGAGAGAATGTCCCCAGGGAGTGGTGATCTCCTGTTTAAAGTTTTTCAGATGGACGTCTTTCCCGGGGACTAGCCCCTGCCAATTACCGGACACGCAGCCAGTCTCAAGGAAGAGCAAAACAAAGAGGGCGATCGAGATGAGAAAGACCAGGGCGAGGCTGGTGAGGATATTTCGGTGCGTTATCATTGGGTTGTTCCAGTGTAGCGGGCGTTTCCGTAGGACGAGGCGACGCTACTCACCCCGCTTAAAATCGTTCCATAGCCGGCGGTCGTGAACGCTTGCTCCTGAGCTTTGCCGCCCAAAAGGGTTTGGCTAGCGCCCGAAACGAGCTGTTGCCGGTGCGCCTCCGCTGCCCGCACTTCGTCCTGGGCCTGGAGTTCGAGTTGTCCAGCCGAGTAGGCCAGGACTTCGAGGGGTGATCCCGCTTCTGTGATGCCGGAAGCAGCGATTGCTGCACGCTGAGAGCTGAGCACCGATGAGTTGCGGACGCGGAGCCGGTGCGCATTCTCCTGCGCTTCCATGCTGTCTTGCTGGGCCTGCGTCTGCTCAACCTTCGCGTTATACTCGGAAACCGATTTCGCTGTCTTTGCCTGCTGCTGCTGGCCTTCGTAGGCAACGGCCGTACCGCCTACGGCCGCAGCAATTGCGGCGATCGCGAGATAAGTAGCCGTGGCGTAGACCTGCTGCTGTTGCAGAGGGTAACAGGAGACGATGAGCTCCGCGCTATTCTGATGCTGATAAGCGGGGTGGTTCATTTTCAGAGGTAAGAAGGGTCGGCGCTGCCTGGAGCACCTTTACGAAGTGGGTGACGCCCTCGTCAGTCTTTTCGAAACCCGCGTGCTCGTAGACGCGCTCGAGCCCAGCATTTTTACAGGTCGTGAAAAGGACGGCGTACCCGCGGGCCTTGCACTCTTCGCTGGCGAAATCAGCAAGGTGATAGACGGCCCTTCCCGCTCGTAGCGGCGAGACGTCCGGATTAGTCACCATCCATTCCATCATGGCCAGAGAGGAGTTGGTTGCGGTGTAGACCCAACAGGCCGCGAGGATCACGCCGTCCTCTTCAGCGACAAGTCCCATGGTCGTCAGCGCCCCGATTGGTAGCATTGGCCAGCCGTGGCGGGGCCAGAAGGTCGAAATGACCTCGTAGTCCTTTTCCAAGTCGGTGATGAGACGAAGCTTAATCATTTACCAGTTACGTCGTACTTGGCAATAATCGCCTGGCAGATGAACGGCAACGGCTTTTCCTGCCTGAGGATCAGTTGGGAGTCGTAAGTGAGGTCTCCGTGAAAGTTGATCTTGCGGTCCTTTGTCTGGAGCGGCGTAGCCGAAAGGTCCTGATCGACCCCACCGCCCGCGACCTCCACATCATAGATCTTGTGTTCGTTCTCCCATAGGATCCCTAGGGTCTTGCGCACCCGAAGAACAAGTTCAGCGATCCGGCGAATCTTTCCAGCGTAGACTCCGAGTGTACCGTCAGAGTCTATCCTCATCGGCTGGATCTGGGAAACGAACGGCAGCCCGGCTTGTACCTTTGTTGCTGGGGCCGGTAGTGTGATCGCGCCTGCGGTCACTAAGAGGCCTTGGTAGACTGTGCCATTCGCGAGGGCATCGACTAAACGACCCTCCAGGTGATCAAGACCCGGGATCGTCGCTGAAGAAGCGCCCGTCCAGGTTATGCCGCAATCCACAAAATACGCATCCTCTTTTGCAGTCCAAAGGACTGGATCAAGCCGTTCTACGAATCGAACGTCGACGCTCTCAACCGTGCGCTTGACGATGATCCATACCTCATCGTCGGCGTTATCCTCGCCAAAGATCGTCGTCACTGACTCAACGAGACCGTCAGTTGGGTGACGGTGCCAGCCGACGACCTGCTGATCTCTGGCGTAGGTAAGCGCGATCAGAGCGCCGTTGCCGGTCACGGCCCAGAGAATAGGAAGCGGCTCCTGTTGTACCGCGAGTTGGAGAATCCCACCTTCCGAAATGTGTTCAGCTAGGAGCGTGAGATCAGCCGAGACGAATTTGTCTGACTCGTAGGAGTAGACCAGTTCCCGAATCTTTCTTCCCTTGCGCTGCACGTAGAGGATTACGCCATCAACAACCTCAGCGGCTACATATTCGGAACCATATTCGCTCTGGCGGTTCGCCTGGATAGTGGAAGGAGTGAAGGCTTTGACGGTTGAGGACGTGGACACCTTCCACTCCGCCGCCAGCGTCCCGATGAGTAGGTCATTTTGCGAAACCATCCATTGGATCGCGTTCGCTTGAACCCCACCCAGCGTGAAGACAACGGCGGCGTCGTCGTTGGTTCCTCGCTCGTGATTCTCGAAGTCACCAATCACCGAGCCGTAAACAGTCTGTGGCTGATATTTCGTGCCGCCGAGCATGAGCCGTTGCTGGTGGAGCTCTACAGAGCGTGGATGTCCACGGAAATCACTGAAGGCCGCTTCCTGCCATCGCGTTGTCCCGTTGACGCTTTCGAAGTCGGTGAGAGTTTCGCAGACCGCCGCCGTCGGCGCGGTGACGTTTGTGATCTTTACGACCGCGTAAATAACCGCCTCGACGGCTTCAAGGACAACGCGGTTATCAGAGCCCGCCGAGTTCGCAGTGAATACCAGCCGGTAGAGGGCATCTACGTCGGCCGTCCCTTCCGCATCGATATTCCGATCGGACCGGGAGGTCCATTTGCGCACTACTTCGTAGGCCGCTCCGGAGGTAGCCCAATCGAGTCCAATACGCTGGAGTTGGAGCTCTCCGTCCCAAACGCCGTAGGTGCGCACAGCGTAAGCGCCCAGGATTCTCAGGTCCTGCGAGGTCACGTTTGTGGAGAGGAATTTTTCGATATAGGCAGACTCTCGTAGGTGTCCTATCCTCCAATAAGAACCGATGTGTCCTGTCTCAAAGAGATCATCCGAGGAAACGAGGTTCACCGTTCCAGAGAGCGCTGACGGGAAGATCGTGTTGTTTGTGATGTTCTCGTCCAACGTCGGCGGCTGCATCGGAACCACTTCGTCAAGAGTCCAATTTGTGTCCGCGATCCGCGAAAGCTTTCTCCAGGCGTAGTTTGGGTGAACGATGTAAACGACGTCGTTGATCTGTTTATACTTCAGGTCTCGAAGGTCGGCATCCAGGTACGGCGTTGAGATGCCATAGGGGCTCGGACCTATCATGACCGGGGCTCCGTTCGTGTAGAACTTGAAATATTGGTCACCCACTTCGATCACAAACGTCGTGGTCACCGAGAACTGGAACCGCCAAAGAACCGCGCTCACTTCGCGTCCTTTTTGAATGGATGAAGGATATCTGGAAAAGCCTTATTTAGGGCTGCCTTGCGCGCCTCACACCCTTCGCAATCGGCGATTTTCGTGCGAGCTACCGCGTCGATCGCTCGAGCGATTGGCTTCGCGAAGTATTCTACCACCTCACCAGCCCCGATTTTCCTAGTTGTTTTAATCAGTCTCATACTTCGGGTAGCTCAGACTCGTAGTTATTATCAGAGACGGCAATGAACTTTGTGCCGGGGCGCCGCCGAGCCTGCCCGTATGTCTCGATGATCATGTTCTCGACGATCCGACAGGCGGATCCGGCCTTCGCCTGGTCGACTCGCGACCATAGTTTCTGAGAGAACTCTCCGGCGTTGAAACTCACGAGTGCTCTGGATGCATCAGCCATCAGTGGACAGAGAGAGTGACCGTCGTAGGCGTAACGGTGCCATCTGGGTTTACCGGAACGTCGAAAGTAAAGGTCTCGTCCGTCGATTCTGCGGTGAATGTCGTGACCTCGCTAAAAGTGGTGATCACTCCGCCTACGTCTTGAGAATAATCGACCGTGACATCGTAGCTGCAATCGACCTTGAGGAAGTGGATCAGCATCTGGAATCGGACCGCGATCGCGTTCACGTAGCAGTAAAGCCCGTCGAAGCTACCCACCGAAGTGATAAAGCCGGCTACGGAGCTGTGAACGCCGCGGAGGATCGCGTCGTACATCCGGTCTTGCACGGATAGTTCCTCGACGATCGTGTCACCGAAGGTCGAACAAAAGATGGGCGGGGGCCCCGAGTGACAGGCAGCGCACATTGATGGAGGAAAACAGCCAAGCGATCGATGGGGCCCGCATTCGCGAGTCAATTTGGAGGTGATCGTCGGGCAAAGCTGATAATCAGCATTTCCATAAACTATGTCGTCAATGCTATCGATCCCCCCCGTCGTGTCCAAAGAGGGTGTGCATCCACCACCACCACTGAACGTCCTGTGAGTGGTTGCCCCTATCGTCTTCACGCAGGTAATCGCGTCGTATTCGTTGAAACCTGAGATCGCGACCTCCTCAAATGCATCGCACACGCAGCCGGCAAAAGAGTTTTCCCAGCGCACAAAGCCTTCTGTAAAATTTTTCTTCCTCCACTTGCGTGGGGGCGAGATCGGACTACCGAAGGAGAAGTCATTGTAGCCGCAAAGGCAGCCGTCGCCAATGATCGTGAGGTAGGTGAGTTCGAACGTGGTGGTCAGCTTAACGCAATCTTGTTTCTCCCCGAGTGGATCTCCTCCAGTAGTTGTGTGCCGGTTCACGGTAACAACAATCCCGGGAGGTCCAGTTGGATTAACCGCAGGCGTTCCAACGGTGTCGATCATCTTGGTCCCGGGTCGGCGGAAGATCTCCCCGGACGTATCCACGATCATGTTTTCGAGGATCCGGCAGCCTGAACTTACCTTTTCGACATCGGAGCGCGAATCAAGGAAGGGCGAGAGTTCCCCCGAGTTGAAGGAAATCAGACTCTTGTCGGATGGTCCTCGACGCTCAGCCATAGCTTATCTGCGTTGGAACCAGCGGGAGCGTACGAACATCGAATCCGCTGCCGGCATGCGGTACGGCGCTTTTTGCTCGTTACCGTTGCGCGTGGCGGCCTCAGTGAGCGACTGGCGGTAGAGTTGGGTCAGCTGCACGCTCGCGGATCCTCCGTCTTGACGCAGTGGCGTCGCGATCCTCGAAGCCAGAAGGGTTGCGAACGCTGAGACGAAGAGTGCATCGAAGGTTGCCGGTAATGCGTCGCTCCCAAGGTAAACGACGTCCGCCGTTTCCTCGTCGGTCAAGAGTTGTCCGGAGTTGATCACGAACCAATCTCCGGGCTGACCCTCGTAGATGATGCCATTTAATTGGACAATTCCTACGTAGTCCGTCGGCAGCGTGTAAGCGAAGTCCCAGCCGAAGGGCGGCGCGGTCGCGGCGGTCAGCGTTACTCGCTTCGTGAGAAAGCCCCACTGCCGAGTTCGCATGATCTGGAGTAGCGCCATGTCGTAATTGCGGCTGCAGGCCTCCGCTCTCGGGTTAGCGTCCGCAATGTCGACGATCGGCTCCGCTCCAACCATGTCGAGGGCCAGGTTACAGATTTGGTTTTGAGTCGCCATAAGTAAAAAGGGCCGGCCGCGTGGAACGACCGGCCCTCAAGGGTTCGAATGAAGCCAAGGCGCTCGATCAGGCGCCCGAATAGGCAATAACGAAGCGAAGCTTCTTCCCTGCGACTGGCGTTCCGAGAGACGCGAACGTCGCTTGGATCCAGGCGTCAGCGCCGAGCGTGTAAGGCACGATCACTGCGACAGGGTTACCCGTTGCCGAGAACAGGGGTCGCGTGTTCGCGGCTGCGACGTTGGCTCCAGCGCAGTAGCGATCGGGATCCGCTGTGGGATCGGTATCTCCGACGTCGATCGTGCACGTCGTAGCCACTCCGTCCGATGTGATGTAGGATTGCAGAGGAAGGATGACCATCCCCTGAAAGCCTCGCATGAGTTTGATAATCTCGGCCGCCGCTTCCGTGCCGAGCATCGTGTAGGTGAGAATCGCAACGTTGATCCGGGGTGTCAGGATCTTTCCGTTGATCCGCTTAGCCACGTCGATAGAGGCGTTGACCTGGGAAACGTTTACGAGTTCGTCTGTGATATATGGACCAGCCATGATGGACTAAATTTGAATTGATGGTGCTGAGTTAGTCCAGGGCTTACGGGCTCTGATCGCAGAGGATCATCACAACGTAGGGTTCCTGCAGCCGGGTCGCGCCGACGACCAGCGTCGTGCGAATCTGGATGGAATGGTTTTGAGTCGGGAGGATGTCGATCCGCGCTTTCGTTGCCTGTGGCTCGCCAAGAACGATACCGTCACGGTACCAGGCGAAGCATGTGCGGATATCCGTCGCGGTGTCCAAACTGAGGCGCTCCGAGAAGATGAAGTTAAACCCGAGGAAGCGGGTCACCTGACCATCGACGAGCGCTTTCACGTCGTTGTAGCGCGAGTTATTGACCTGATCCGTGTTGAGGAGGAGGTCGGTCAATTGCTGCGCGGACATCGCGAGATACCGGTTATCCATCGGCACCTCTTGAGTATCCAGGAGGAACTTCGCGCGGATCAACTTCGCGAGCGTCATACCAGCGTTCGCCGGAGAGGCGGTGCCGTTGTAGTTGACGGCCACTGTTTGGGCGGCGCCAAGGTCAACAGGCGTCGTTCCATCGACGCCGATATAGGCGGTGCCGGTTGCGGCTGCGATGATCACATCGTCAATTTGACGACGAGCCGCCATGCCGTGCTGCATCACCGATTCGCCTTGCGGGGCTGGGAGTTCGCCAAGCGAGATCTCGTCCCACTCGTCGATCCAGGTCACTGCGTCGTAGCCGCGGACGCGGAGCCAACGAGCGGCCATCGGGGAATCTTGCGGGATAGTCTCACCGTTGCGGGTGACGACGGGGCGCATATTGATAGCGCCTAATTGCGAGAAACGGCGCTCTTTGCCGTTGACCGGCGAGCGCTTCACGTAGTTCTCGAAACGAGAGTCTTTTTGTTGGACCAAGAACTCCCAGTTATCCGAGAACGACGTCTCGTAATGCTGGGGGAGCTGGGTCAAGATCTGACCTGGCATGGGAATACCTTATGAAAAAGTGAGGGTGCGAACGTTGAGCGGTCCGTCCTCGCGTCCTCGGGGTGTCCAGTTACGGGCCCGGCTGCGGGGCTTTGTCGTACGACTGGGCGCTTTTTTCAGCGGTTTCCTTGCGCGACGCTGCAAGGCATGCGCGTTTCCGAGATTTCAATCAACAAAAAACCCCACCGGGGTTAATCGGTGGGGTTTCCAAATCTCCGCAAAGCCCGTCAAAGGACACTGCTGTCAACCTGACGTTCTTTCTAGGCGACTTTCGGCTGAGTGCGAGACCAATTCGCGAGAAGCGCTTGATACTGGGCAACCGCTTGGCTGTGGCCGCCGTGTTTTGGATCGTGGTATGCCTCGTGGAGAGGATTACTCTTATTCATGACGATGTCCTTGGCTCGGGTGCGATCATCGCCGCCAACTCCGCCGCCACTCTCGCCAGTTCCAGGTCTGACCATTTTGTCTTCACCGAGGAGTTTCGCGACTTTCGAGAGGGCGATGATGACCTTGGGATTGTTTCCGATGGAGGGATCATTGACGTCGATCCCTACCGTTTGAGCTGCGCGCCGAGCGCCGGCCAGTTCCGCATCCATGTTCGCGCCGAATGCCTGAACGACTTCTTCCTTTGCTTTTTGCTGGGCCTGGATCACCGACGATTGGCTCTTGCCGAACGCGGTCGCACCGAACTTCTGGTCGGCCGCGAAGAGCTCCTTCACCATTTCCGGGGGTGCGTTAAATTTGTGCATTATCCCCGCCATGGTCTGGACGTATTCGCCGTTCCAGAGGGAATCCGGAATGTCCTTCGGTTTCTCAAGAACGCCGTAACCGGCTGGATCTTTCGGTACATTGAGCAGCTCGCGCAGCCGACCGTTGAACGCTTCTTTGTCCGCTTCGCTCGCGTCCTTCGGTAACGGCATCAAACCTTTCTTTCCGTTGAGACTGACCGAATGAGCGAAAGCCGAGAGAAGCGCTTCATCGGTGTCGTACTTCGAGAAGGTGTCTTTGAACGGTCGAAGGTTTTCGGGCAATCGGTCGTAAGCAGTCTTGTCGATCTTTCCGTCTGAGCCGATCCAACCTTCGCGGAATGACTTTGATACGACTGGGGCGCCAGCTCCGGCAGTTCCTGCGGCTTGACCGCCTTGAACAGCTGTTCCAGTTCCACCGGTACTAGATGCGGCCGTGGACCCGTTTCCAGCCCCGCCACCGCTTGAACTTGTGCCACCCGATAGAAGTGTGCCGCCACCCTGAGATCCAGCGCCAGCGCTCGAATTCGCCGTGCTGGCGGCCCCACCAGTTGCAGAACCAGTGCCACCGCCTGAGCCCTCACCGCCCTCTGGAGCATATAGGAATTTTGACATACGGTTGGTTTAAGCGTCGAACTCTTCGGTGTCAGCCTTGGCTTCTGGCTTTTCCGTCAGGTGCGTTTTACGGGTCGAAAGAAGCGCCTCCTCCTTGTACTCGTGAATCCGCGAGCGGCCAGTGATCGGATCGATCACCGTTGTTCGTTTCGTGACGACGCCCTTTCCGATGACGCCGTACTTCTGCTTAAACGTGTTCGGCTTATTGTCGCGGAGCCACTCGACATAGCGGGGGGTCTTGTCCCCTTGGCGGATGTTTTGCCGCGGCGGCGCCGGAATCGAAGCATTGAACTCCGGGGTGTTCTCCGAAGCGACGAGATCCGCTCCAGGGGTGTCAGAAACGATCACTTGGTCGGTGTCGAATTCGATGTTCTCGTCCGAGAGGAACTGAACGACCTGACTGTGGAAGCGCGCGCGCAGGTCCGCATCGGGATAGACGATTCGCTTTTCCTGGAGGCTAGCTACGGTGATCGTAGACCCTCCCTCGGTTCGGGTGATCGTGTTGTCCTCGAGGAGATCCCAAGAAACGTTTGATTTAACGGGAGCGGGAGCAGGAGTTTTTTCCTGGGTAGTGGTTGTTTTTTTAGCCATGGCTTTAACGTATGACCTGTGGTGGTTTGGCGAGTTCGTCGAAGTCTTTATTCACGAGCTCACGGATCTGAAGAAAGAAGCAGCGGTAGCCCTCGTTCACCGCAAAGGAAAGATCATCCTTTGGGCCCATTGTCGCCGGGAAGGTGCTGCGGTTTTGGAAGGAGATATCCTCAAGGTAGGTCCAGACCGCGACCTGCTGAGGTGTAAGGAGAGGGTCTCCCTTCCTTCCGAAGACTTGCCGGAATGCGTGACAGAGGCGGCGAACTTCGGCGTTGGCCTCCACCTTACTCTCACCGGCGCGTTTTATTGGGTTCATGCGGCCCCTGCTACGGGTATCAGCGGCTGCGAGAAGGCGGCCATAGCCTGATCTTGAATCTCAGGTGGAGCGGACCCTAAGTCGCCGCCGGCTTTAGCGAGGGCCTGCGCGTTCGCGATCGAGGCTTGCGCCTGCTGCTGCTGCGCGCGGGCGGCGCGCATCGCATCCCGGTCCTTCTCATCGCGGAGCCAATCGGGATTGAGTGAAAGGTTATTCGCAATTCCGAGGAAGAGTTTATCCGAGTCGAGGTTATCCAGAACCTCGGGAGCAATGTTCACGAGCGGCCCAACGATGCCCATGAATTCTACAAAAGCCTGGTTCTGGAGCGCCTTGATCGCGAGAGCGACCTTCGAAGTGTAGGTAACCTGAGGAAGGATGAGTTCTGTCCCGCGGCCGTCTGCCGATGGGATCTTGGCTTGCGCTGGCGGATCCTCGAACATCCCGGCGCGGTAAGCGATCCCGAAGCAGCGAGAAAGAAACGGATTTAAAAACTCCGTCGTGAGGCGCGCGAAGGTCGGAGAGAAGAGAACCAATTTTTCAGCTACTCGCTGCATCGTCTCGTAAGCCGTCATCTTCTGAGTCTGCTGCGCGAACATCTGGAAGAGGTCGTTATGGAACGCGCGGCGGATCAGCTCCTGTTTGGACTTCACCCGCTCTTGGCCGATGTCGTAGCGACCCTGCGTGAGCCATTCCTTTGGAAGCGCGGCCGGTTCGTTTGGATTGAAGACGGTCACCCCGCCGGCTCGCACATCGACTTGTCCGGCCAGTGAATCAGGAAAGAGCATCCGCGGGAACGCCGCCACTTCGGCCAGCGCGTCCATGTTCATCTCGATAAAGTTGACCTGACGAATCGTCGCCAAGGCATCGATAGAGGGACTGTAGCCGTAAACCTCATCTCCCCAGGTCAGATAACGGCTGACCATGTAGGGCATTTCGTCGAAGCCCTCGTTCGAGACGACCGTCTTGTCCTCAACGCAAACATAGATACTCGCGATAGGCTTATTTGGCCCGGTCTGGGCGCCGGGCTGCCGGTCTGCTTCCGCGCGCGGATAAACCGCGTGGATAAAGGTGTATTTCTTATCGAGGCTTTTGCCGTCGGTGTTCGCGTAATCCTTTTTCAGCTTCGGCCCTAACTTCTCGACGTCGAACTTTTTCCCCGCCTGCCGGACCGTGAGCTTGAACTCACGAAAAACAGTGTCGACCGTGCCCTCGTCGTCCTCTGCGATGCAATAGGTGCCGATCGGGTGAGACGAGCAATTGAAGAGGGATTTCTTTCCCTGAGCCACGAAGAGGTTGCAGGTACCCATGCCGCCACGATCCAAATAGAACTCGTGAACCTCGGTGTAGAAGTTGGACCGCGCGAGTTCGCGCATTACGACGTCTGAACACGACTGATACCAGCGGGAGAGCTCACTGGGGACGCCACCAGGCTGCTTTTTAATGTGCTCGGGGGCCTCGTAGCCGGCCCAGCGCTCACTGGCTGGCGTGATATATTGGAGCTGTCCCGCGCCAAGGACGAGGTTCGCGTCGACTGCGGTTGTATCGAAGAGATCCGCGAGCTGTGTGGAGTCCGGCGTGATCGTCTTAGATAGGATCTGGTTTTTTCGCGGCTGGATATAGTCGGCGAGGTTTTGCCAGAGGCTATCCCAGGGTTGACGATCCGCCTTGAGCGAGTCGTTGCGCTTGATAATCGAGACTGCAAGCGGATCGGTTTGAGAGGCCATAATTACCCGCCGAGCAAGGTCTTTGTCTGGAGCTGTGGAAATCCTGAGGTTCCGGCCGTGCCGCCGGTCTCACCGGCAAGGATCGTCGATTGGAGCCCTTTGCGCCTAGCGTTCTGGAGCTTCACGTCAGCGGATGCCTGTTGTACGTCGGTATTCGTCGAAGTGACTGGAGGAATGGGCGGAGGGACAGCGGCCTGTCTTGGAGCTCCGCCGCCGCCCATGAAGCGAAATGTTACCCGTTCGAGGAAATGGGGGATTTGAGTGCGCATAGACGGGAGAATCGCTCGAAATCGTAGGTTCTGGTTGAGAAATCGCCCCGTAGCCCGCGCGTGAAAGCAATCCGCTTAAGGCCTCGAGGTGCTAATTCGCAGAACCTTTGAAGCGGTTCCTTTCCAATGGCAAGGAAGATGAAAAGCGCGGAGTCCTGCATCTCGGCAAGGATCAGGCAATCCTGATCGGCGTAGACGTAGCCGTTCGAATAATACCAATCGAAAGCCACGGCAGGGTCATAGCCATGGCTTTGGAGCAGTGCAACCGCGCGCGAGTACGGGCTCATCGAATGCCTCGGACCACGTTGAACTTTGGTCCCTCGCGGCTACCTGATACGACGTTTGGCCGGGAAAGTCCGGTCTGGACGTGGAACTGACCGCGGCGATTCTCGCGAGCTCCAAGGCCAGCTTCGAGCATTCCGCGCGAATGCGCCTCCGCGAAGGTGCGCAGCGCGTCAGCGCCGTGCGATGACTGATCGTGTACCGGATTTTCCGTGATCTTTCCACCTACGGCTTCAACTACGGTGTGATATCCAGAGAGCGCAGAGAGTCCCGCAGGAAGGATCAGTTTTGAGGGGAGGATCACGTCCTTCGAGCAGTTGGTTGCATGGAAGAAGAAGCGCGGGAGGAGGGAGCGAAGATGCTGGATTCCGACCCAGAAGTCAGGAGTGCGGGGCACGATCGCGATGTCTTTGAGGCCGGCGGCGATCAGCATGTCACGCCACGACTTGTTGCCGGCCAGTTTGATCACGTGGGCCGCGTCGTGGGGTAAATAGTGCTTCGTTATCTTCCGGTCGTAGTGTCGCTCCCACTCTAGCATTTTCGCTGCGTAATAGGCCGGCTTTTCGCCGTGGAAGGTGGCGTAATCGACCGCGAGGATGTCCAGCCCCACCGGCTGTAGGAGCCAAATACAGGTGTAATCCGAGACTCCGATGTCCCATGAGGTGATGAGTGCGCCGTGTCCCTCGATCACAAAATCTCGGATCCTACCCTGCTGCCGGAGCGCCAAGATCTCTTTGCCGTAGATCGCACCCGGCCGAATTGCCTGCAGTGCTTCCTCGGCCGTCCCGGGATACTGCCTAGCCATGTCGACCTCAGGGGTCGCGGCTTTCTTCACGTACCAATGCTTTTGCTCAGGCGTGAGCTTTATCCCGCATTGCTTCTCTAGCTCGGCGAAGTAATCCGCGTGCTCTTTGAGGATCTTGATCGGCCCAAAGAGCGGGAGCGTGTAGAGTGGTTCTCGCCACCAGGCGAAGAAATGGAACTTCCAATCGAGCGCGGTCTCGGGATTTGCTCCCGAAGCCTGTGCCTGGCGGACCAGTTGATAGTTGAGCCCGTAGCGGCCGCCCTCGTGGGTTGATTCGACGATGATCACGTTGCCAGGGTGCACCGTGTTGAACGAGCCGGCGGCTATTTCAGACGCCTTTTCCGGGGTTTCCGAAGCGATGTAACCCAGTTCCGAGACGTGGAGGAAGTTGACCGTGCCGCCGCGCAGCGACGTGCCGCACCAGATTTTCGAACCATTCGTGAACTCGAGCTCCTCGGTGTTCTCTTTCACGAGCCTCACGGCCTGCTTGATCAGAGCCCCGAGTTGCGCGGTCGCGGGGTCGTCCGGGTCGTCCAGGTGATCGTAAGCGTATTTGATCTTTGCCAGCTTCTTTTTCGCGTCGTCCTTCGTCCGATCGATGATGCCGCAGGTTTGATCCTTCGTGAAGATATCGCGATCGAGTTGAAGGAGGCCGACAAACGTGGAGATCCCGATTTGGCGCACCTTCAGTACCATGTTAAGGTACCAAAGGCTGCGCAGTAGTTCATCCTGAGCCCAGCGGAGACGAAACTTTCGTTTCGTCCCGTTTTGGTCCTGAACCCAATATAAGTTATTGAGCCTCCAGAAGCGGCTTTTGAGCTTCTTGACCAGTGCTTGCTCTTCCGGGGTCAATTGACGTTTGCGGTCGTCACTGAGAACGGATGCTCGTCGTCATCGAACTCGAGGGGCTCGCCGCCAATAAAATACCAAAGGTTTGTCTCGTCGGTCGATCCTGGTGGATTGGGGAGATTGAACCAGCTTGAGTCACTGGAGACGCCGTTCATGACCCAGTTGATTATCCGCCCTCGCTTCATTCCGAAGTCGACCGAGGTGACGATGAAGGAACGCTCGTTGACGGTGCATGCAATGACGTCTTCCGCTCTCGTGTCCACTAGGCGAAGGTACTCGGTCAATTGGTCCCCCACCGAGACGATGAAAATATGCGCGTTCTCGCCGCGGCTAGTGACGATGATCCCGTTGATCGAACCGAAGGCCGAATCATTCTTTCCGGTGTTCGGATCGATCGGCATGTGGGGCCCAGCCCGCCAATCAGAGAAACGCTGAAGTGTAACGTGGGTAAGATTCTTCGCGATGAACTTGGAAGCGATGATGCCGCCGGGGCCGACCGGCTCCCAGGAATAGCGAGAAAGGAGGGGTGATGTGTCCAGGACGGTCAATTTACCGTCTTCGCCGGCGATCCAGGCCTTCCAATAATCTTTCGACCAGCGCTCGTGTTGGAGGACGCAGCAGACAAAGTTAGCCCCCTGGATGTCGTAGATCGCGTTCACGACTGGCTCGATCGATGGATCCTCGTCAAAGGTGGGGGGATAATTGCCGGCGTCTTCCTGCTTAAGAATGCTCTCCCATCCGTCCTGGCTGGCCTGGGTGTAGTCGGCCCGCACTCGAGCGAAGAACTTGGTCAGGTCGATCACCGCTACTTTGCCGGCCACTTTCGATGTGACTACGGCGATGCCTTTCGTCGCGAAGATCCAGCCCCAAGGCTGATCATCCCCTTCGCCTTCGAAGGATAGAGACTTGCGCACCCAGTCTTTGGAGAGGTCGATTTGTCCGAGATCCTGGTTGGCTGTCTGACTGGGCCCGATCCACGAACCGTTTGCCGCTGCGGCTACCGAGTTCGGGAAGTCAAACGGAAGATCCCGCACGCCAATGAGGTTAAATCCTGACCATGATCCCTGATTCGGCTGCGCGGTGCGCTGCATCGTGTGACTCGGCAGCCATTTCCCTTCGCAAGCGACCACTGCGTATTTGCCGGCGCCAGTCTTTGGATTGATACCCACGACGAAGAGGATCTCGTTGGACGTCGAGAGAGCCATGGCCGTGATCTCGAAACCGACATTGCAGGTTGGGTATGGCCAATCGTCGGAGCCGCGTGAGGTCTGCGTGCCCGACGGCCAAATGTCGCCAGCGGCGTTACCCATGAGCGCCTCGTTGCATTCAATGCCCTGGCTTCGACAGCTGGCCGTGAACGGAAGCGTCAGCTTGTAGCCGGCGTGGACCGGATCGGGTTTAAATCCGGTGAGATCTCCGTTTGGCCGGCTGACCGCAACCCCGTTATAGGCCGCATAGGTCTGGATCCGAAACGAGTTCAGGTCAGTCTTTGTCTTGCGGGCAACCAGTCCATTGCCCGTTTCGCTCCAAAAGTTGTTCCACTTGTCGGTGGGGGTTCCAAACTCGTAGTTCTGCGCGCGAGCGTATGGGATATCCGAGTGCTTTGTGGTCGGCGCTGGATTCGTGGGCCTGGTGGCTGCGTCCGCGCCGTCCCATTTCGGACCGAGACGGTTAGAGACGGCGTCCGCATCCATTGGCCACAGCTCCGACACTGGAGGAGTGACGACGTCATCAGCTTTGAACTTGATTTGATACGGTCCCTCGGAGACTAGGGAAGCGAGCTCCTTTGAGCCTAGAATGAGCTTTGAGCCCACGGGCTGGGTGAAGGGTGCCCCACCGTTAAAAACGATCGTAGCGTCGTCCGTAGGCGGCAAGGTGCCGACAATGCTGACCTCGAACTCTGGCGATATCTGCCACTGGTCCTTGGCTTCATCGTCTGCGGCCGTAGTACGGACAACCCATGTGCCAGGCCGAGGGAATGTGAAACTCGCGACCTTTCGGGATAAACTCTTGTCGCCCACCAAGGCTCCATCCGTCCAGCCTGCCACTGTATCTCCATCTGGTTCCCAGGACCATTTCCCCTCTGGATTCTTGATCTCCATCCAGTGCTCGAAAAGGTCTCTATCTGGATCGGTTGCGCGGCCGGTGAATTGCAACGTTGAGCCGACCTCAAGGAGACCGGGTGCTGTTGGAGGGATGAGGTTAACGGTCGGGCGAGAGCTCATAATTGTTTTACGTTTTAATGACAGGCCATAAGGATGCCACCTCCACTCGCGAGGATATCAGAATCACCGGGCACTCCTAGGATCGTGCCGAGTTGATCGATAAACACTCTCTGGAGTGGCGGAATCACCCCCGTGTCGTCGGGCGTGATATTCAAAAGAAAATTGCTGTGGAAGGAGACGAGCTCGGTGAGCTTTGCGGCGGCTGCGGCCGGATCGATGTAAACTTCGCTAGCCGACGTCCAAACCCAGGTGTCATCCACCCGTGACGGCTCGCAGAACTCGGAAGCAATGATCGTCGATGCGTCTGGGGATGTTCCCTCGTTGTTCTCGTAGACGGCGATGTCAGAATGAAGAAGTTTATCCACAACGGCGTCGTGGGAATTGTTGATCAGAATGCAGTTTGGCTGAAGGGACGTGACTAGGGCGCGGATCGGCGCGTAAGGACAAGCAGTGTAGCCGACGGTGTATCCCCAGGAGTCTGTCCAAAGGTAATCGATCTGCCCGTAATTTGTGAGCAGCTCGGTGATCTGCTCCGAGATATACTGGGTAAACGTTGGGCCGGTGTTCACATAGGTTCCGTTCGCCCCGGACCGCGTGGTTGTGAACCATGAATCGTAGAAATTAATGTAGAGCCCGACGCCTAGCCCGCGTGCCCTGGCTTTTGTTACGTAATCCTCTACGATATCGATCCCATTGCCAACATACCAAGGGGTGGGCCCGATGTTTGGAGCTCCGCTCGCCGTAGGCCAAAGGCAAAAGGCTCCTCCATGCTTTGCCGTAAAGATGATATATTTCGCACCCATCCTCTCAGCCCCGTCCAGCATGTTCTTCATGGAGTAGTGGGATGGAGCGAACCAGATATTGGCAGCAGCCTGTAGGACTGGGTCGACCGCGGCGGGGAAGGTCGCGGCGCTCCAGGTTATGAAAGCGCCGAATTGAAGCTTGTTGTAATTGACGATCACCATCGGGACCGTGCTCGCATTCGTGGCTGTGATGGAGCCAGTGGGGAAAATGGTTCCATTGTAGGTCACGTGGACGACCTGCCCAGCGCCGATGAAAACAGGGCCAAGCTTTAGTGAGAACGCGGTTCCCGATCCCGTCAGAGAGGCGAGCGGCAACGCTACTCCGTCGGCTGTGGCGGTAAAATCGGCCAGGATCAGACCAATGGCGGTACCTGCGAAGGTGAGATTGATTTTCTCGCCAGTAGTCGGCACCGTCGACGTAGGCGCTGGAGGCTGTCCATATGGCCAAGCCTGAATCCTTCCAAATCGTATTCCGGTGCTGTCTGTGTTGGCTCCTCCCAAGAGGATTGCGATCCAACCAGCCGCTGAAATTTGGCTGTTCGTGCCAGACGCGATCGACACTCCGTCTTTGTAGGCAGTGATCGTCGTACCATGGCAGGAGACCGCGAAATTGTACGTTACGCCGGGGCTAGGCGTGAAATCAACGTTACTTCCGATCTGCGTCGGAGAGCCACTAACATAGCAGTAGAGAATCAAAACGTTGGTCGAACCATCGTAAATCAGATCATACCTGTCTCCCGTTGGGGTGACACGTGGGGCGATATGAAAACCTTGGTCGCTCTGAACATCCAGAAACGTGACGGGAATGAGGGCTTCCACATCCGCAGGATAGGTTCCGTTGTAGGAACAAAAGCCCGCAGCGCCAGCGAAGTTGCACTTGATTCTTCCCAGCCCGTCGAGAAGCGGATCTCCACCGAAGGCGGTACTAAACGGTCCGCCTAGATCTACCGTGTGCGCAGAGCAGAGTTCGTTGTTTGTGCCCTGGTATGAATCGAGAAGAACTAAGCTCATAGCTGGAGACTTTTAATAACCTGGGATCAGGCTGACCACGTCCCATTTGTCGGCGGCTTCGTTGTAGATCGCGGCAAAAATGTCCATGACGTTCGCGTCGGAGCTCCAAGCGAGCGGGGTTGTGGCACTCGTTGGTATCCGAAACTTGCTGCCGAGGGTTATCGTTCTTCCTCCTGTCGCGTCCTGCTTGATCCTCAGTTTTATGAAATGGCCGTTCGCCGGGTTCGATGGATTCGCGATCGTCACATTCCCCGTAAGGGTGAGGTCGAACGTTTCCGCTCTTAGAAGGTCGGGCGTTACGGTCGCAGCGTACGTGAGCGAAGTGATATTCGCCACGGTTCCGCCTAATTGCTCAGCGGGTGCGGGCGCCCGATCTCCGAGTGAAGGGGACCTGAGCAATCCGGCGGTGGAGGGGTCTAAGACATTTGCTGTGACGGTTGCGCCGGAGGCGTCAACGAATGAGAGGGTGGTTCTGGGGATGCTCATGAGAGTGTGAGTGCGACTGCCCTGACCGTTCCGTCCGATCCTTTGAATCTTACGGTGATCGTAGTGTTACTCGTGGCTTCGAAGGAAAGCTCTCCGTTTGCGGCCGGGACTGCAGAGGCCAGGGGTCGGAAGCCGTTAGCGCTCTCGATATCGGTGATCGATTTGAGCGTCAGGCCGGCTACCAGTTTGTAGTCCTTGGCCGGCGTATTGTGAGCAACTGCTGTTGTGCTTTCCTGCGCGCGTACAATCGTAAGTGTCTCTGTAGAACGTGCGGTTACGCGAATTATCTCCCGCAGAGGATCATCAGCCGGATCCGGATAATCCGTAGCGTTCCACCAAACGGCATTAAATGGCACGGCTGGCATGCGCGCGCCGCCGCCGGCAATGAGTACGATAGAGGTCGCGGCGCTTGTGTAGCCGAGGGATACCGTGGCTTTCGCAAAGTTTTTGTGGGCGTCGAAACTCATAGGGCAATCGATCCGAGAGAGGATGAACCAAGGGACGAACCGGTGAAGTCTTGAGCCACGAGGGGCGCGGCCGGCGGACGATCAGGTAAGACTGACGGGAATAGGTCAACGTATTCGAAGTCACCCTTCGGTCCGAAGAGCTGAGCCGTGGGCGCTGGTGCTCGTTCTCCTAACCCCGGACAATCGAGAACTATGCAGACCGATGGATCGGGCACTAGGCACGTGACGACGGCGCCCAGGTTATCGGTAAAATCCATCTCAACTGGGCCTGCGATGCTCACTCGTCCTTTGTCGCTAACGCTTCGACTTTCAACGCATGCTTTTCGTGTTCGCGAAGACTCTTTTTGATCTCCCGCGCGCGACCCTGCCAAAAGGTAACAGCCTCTTTCGCCAGCGCGAGGTCCTTACGATGCGCTTCGATGATTTGCTGGCTTTGTTTTGGCGTCTTCATTTGAGCGGCGTTCGTTTCGTTGGCCAGCGAGGGTTTTAAGTTGTTCGTCCACTGCGAGCTGATCGGAAGTCTTGGGCGCGGCGGCGAGCTCGGTTCTGTCGGGGTTTAAGACCATCATCGCTTCGGAGATCCGGGCCGCCTCGCTCAGTCCCTGGAACTGACACCGTGTCGAGGTGAGGAACCCGTTCACGAGCGCGAAAGCTTCTTTTGGGGTCATCATTAGGATGAGGTCTATGGGTAGACCTCAGGACTTGCAAGTCTACGCACAAAGGACCGAAACCGTAGTTCCGTTGATCGTCATCGGGAATGATTTTGTTGCGACGTTTATCAGCAGGCCGGTTGTGAGTGGAACCTGCGGCAATGAGATGGCTCCAGAACGATCGAAACTTAGGATTGTAGATGCTGAGAAATAGTTATCGGCCACCGTTCGAAGAGACCATGTTGCTGCGCTGACGATCAAATCCCAAATCTTTTGATTAGTACTGGCTCCGGATTGCACCCAGGTCGTGTACGCGTCTCCTCCACTCGCCCAAAGCGTGGTTCCGGTAGTCCCAGAGACTGGAGTGGTTCCCGAGGTAGCGAGCACAGACGCAACGAACAGATTTCCAGAATCGTCGAGGGTCGAGGTTGAATCTTGGATAGTAGTCCCTCCGGTGCCATCGGCGCGTATGAGGCGATTGTCGACTGAGCCAGTCGATCCCGTGATGCTACCCGCAGAGACTGCAGTAATATTGCCAGACGAATCGGAAACGAGCGTGCCAGTCCCGTAAGATGCTAGCCTGAGCTTCCCGTCGCTCTTAATCCTGAATGAAAACTGGCTCAATGACCCTTGGTAAATGAAGAAATCGTCTGTCCCGTTCGCTCCTGTGTCGTTTCCTAAAGCCCATTGGAATAAACTATTTGCGTACCAATCTATCTGGCTTTTCTTGCTCCCACTTGAGCCTAAGTTCCTAAGCTCAATACCATTCTCAACGGACGCATTGCTCGCAACGACTAACGGGATACGGGTTCCGCCGCTGGCGCCGGTTATAACCATCTCCCCATTATCGCTTAACGTGGTCGATGAATCCTGGCCGAGCTTGCCGGTCGTCCCGTCGAATCTCAGGAGCGCATTGTCTGTTGCAGAAGACGGGCCCACAAAATCGCCGGTGCCAGCGCTAGTGAGCGACCAAGTGTTAGTTCCCGTACGCTGAAGTAAACCGGTTCCCGTTAGAGCCGCAATGGCAGAAAGATCCCCGTCAAGAGGCTGCGCGTCCACTATCCCGTAGCCGGCAAGCGTTGTGGGCGTAGAAGTGATCAAAGACCACGCAAGGGCGCCTGTGAACGAAGTGGCTGTGATGTTTCCGGTCACCGTTAGGACGTTGGATGTCTTGTCCCAGGTGAGGTCCGCGTCGCCGCCGAATGAGCCGGAGTCGTTGAACTGGAGCTGAGTGTTGCTGCCTCCAGGCGAGCCGCCTCCGCCAGAAGCAGTAAGTGCACCTCCCGAAAACGAAAGACCACTGCCGATAGTGACAGCGGACCAGGTAGATAACGCGCTCCGATAATAGATCGTATTCGTGCCAGTGAGAGCGGCGAGAGCGGAAAGGTCTCCGTCGAGGGGTTGAGCATCAACGATACCGTAGCCGGATAAAGTCGTAGGAGTTGAGCCAATGTCAGACCAGGGGACGGTTGCGGATAGACTCCAGGCGTCCGTACCTGTGCGTTTAGTGTATCCGGTACCTGAGAGCGCTTCGATTGCGGAAAGGTCATTGGCAAGGCCGAAGGTTGGATTGCCGGCTACGCCGGCGGGGTTAGTGATTGTGAGGCCGGCCGCGGGCGCGGTGAGCGTGCGGAGTGCCCAGGTGTCGGTTGCGGTGCGGACTGCGATTCCCGTTCCGGTGAGAGCTTCGATCGCCTGGAGATCAGGCGCACCACTGACCTGCGAGAAGTCGACGGAGACCGTAGGATTCCCGGAGTTGTCCGATGGCGAACCAGAGACCGCACCGGCGCCGAGCGGAGGGCGGTCCTTTGTCACGATCCGATCGAAGTCTGTGAAGTCGACGGGCATCAGTCGAATGGATCGAGGTCAGCTTCGTTGAGAATAAATCTCCGGTTCTTACCGGTGCGAGTGTCGTGCCAGTGGCCGACAAGATAAACGTGACCGTCTGCGCACCGCTCGTAGGAAGTGCCAAAATAGACCCAGCCTATGCCCAGGACCCAGCGAACCCAGGCGCGAAAGCGTTCGATCATGATCTCGCCGTAATGAACGCGTCGATAGTCGGGAGCAAGCTTGCTTAGGGACATCCGCAGGGCACGAGGTTTTTGCTAGCACGTCGGCAAACTCCTTCCAAATCGCCTCTCCTATATCGCGAGCGTTCATGCTGGATAGACGCGCGTGCGGCGCTTTTGCGGGGGGTTCTCTTCCGGGACAGGGAAAGCATCGAAATCCTCCTCGAACGGGCCTGGCGTTCGTTTCTGCTCACGTGCCGAGCCTGCAGGAGTCGCGGTCTCTCCTGCAGGGACACCTTCCGCCGTTTCAGCGGAGACCGCCCTGACCTCGGCCGCCGGTGCTTCGGCTTCGGTCTTTTGCCCAGCGGGCAATTGGAAACTCTGGACGTCGATCACTTCATCTTCGGCCGGCAGGGGCGAGGAGCCATTGAGCGCGGCCATGACGGAAACGAGGGTGATCTCTCCTTCGACGGACACGATTTGTCTATCGTCGCCGGTCATTCGATTGTCGATAACAATAGCCCGCTGACGCTCGAGGATACTCGCGCGCACGTTCTCGGCAAACTGGAGTAAGAGTTCCCGCTTTCGAGCGCGGGTCAGGAACGGGCGCTTTTCGTCGGGCTTTGCGAGTTCGCGGATGCGCGCCGCGACGGCGGGGCGTTTGGCTACCTTGTAGCCGCCTATCTTCGCATTCTTAGAGTCTGAGTTGTACGCCTCCTGGTAGGCATCTTTCTTGGAACGGCCCTGCGCAACCAGGCGCGCGAACCAGTCTTCTTTGTGCGTGAGTCTGCGGTGAGCTGTTTCGGCTACCATCGGACCTCACCTTTAGTTTTCCGTGGTGAATTTTGCGAGGAGAAAGCGGTTAGCCTTGCACCGAACGCGGGAAACGGTGTCCGCTTCACTATGGCTAAAAAAGCTTCCGCGCAACGGCATCAGAGGCCCGATCCGTGCCCGGTAACCCGTAAGGACCTCGAGGAGCTGTTCATCAGTCTGTACTGGGTCCAGCGCAGTAATACGCAAAAGATCATGGCTAAACTCTCCGAACTGAGCGCAAAGCTCACCTCAATCGACGACCAATTGGATAAAGCACAAACCGAGATCACTGGAGCGGTGGCAACGCTGCAACAGACGATCGATGATTTGAAGGCTCAAATTGAAGCTGGATCCGATCCAGTCATTCCCGACGAGGCTCAGGCTGCTCTCGATCGCCTTACCGCGGTCGCTCAGGCGCTTGATGATCTCAATCCCGACGCAGTACCAAATCCCGGCCCAGTGACCCCGCCGAGCCCGACCAACCCGCCCGAAGGGACAACCCTTCGCCCTAAATCAAAACTTCACAAGTAATCCTCACGGCTTACAACGATTCGGGGGAAAGCCGGTCTCTTCACGAGACCGGCTTTTTCATGCCTCACGTCCGCGCGGTTGCGCTTAACGCGGCGGTGATGGCGTCCATAGATTCAATCATACCCGTTGGATCAGCGCCTAAATACTCAACTGTTCGTTTCATTGTTTTCTTTGCCCCCTCCAGCGCATCCCGCAGCGCTTTATTTGAGTTGGCTGCGGTCTCTAACATTTTCTTCATCACCATTTCGGTGCGTTGCCAGGACTCCGTCTCGGCCAGCAGCGCCTCGACAGTCTTATAGTGTTTCTCTCTACTCTCGCGCAGGATCTTGTTTTCCTGATCGCACGCGTCTAGTTTGCCGTTAAGCGCCGCCACCTCGTCTCGGTCGGCAGATGCGTGCTGGTCGAAATATGCCGATTCTCCAGTTTCGTTGCACCGCCAGCCAATATTAGCGCCCTTGATGGCCGTGAGGTTACGCCCTTTAGACGTTTGCTCATTGAACCAAGCGTCTAGGCTGTTGTAGTCCAGCTCATCCCCTGCCGAAGTTTTCGCCTCGGGCGCGGGTTGCTTATTGTCGTCCGAAGGATGATAACTCCAATCTGATTGATTGCTCACGGCGTTTTCCTCCACTCGGCTTGCATGCGTTCGAGGAAATCTCGCATGGCGAAAATCTGTTTCCTGAATTTACGTATCTCCTCTTCACCAATGTTGTCCAGAAACGCGCGGTAGTGCTTCGATAGCTCAGCGTGTCTTTCCTCGATTCGGCGAATCCATTTGCCAGCAGCGACAAGGAGCGAAACCACCTCCTCAATAGGTACGTTCTCCGCGCTGAACGCGCTTTCGGCTTTCGGCGCGTGCTTGGCGATAATCTCGGCTAGGTTTTGCTCGATTTCTTCTCTCCTATAGGAATCGTATAGCGAATCAAAGCACGCGACAATTTCTTCAGAGCAAACTCTCGTCCACCCCTCCGGCTTGGCGGGCTGCGCTGCTCGGGCGGCCTCGGTGGTGGCATTCTTCACGGCCCACAGAGCAGCAAGCCAACCGTCAATAAATGCTCTTTCAGCTACGCCCTTTGGGTGAAACTCGTATGCCATCCCGGTTCTCTCTAACTGCTTCCAGTGCTCTGCTGCCGCCCTCTTTCGGAATTCCTTGAACAGAATGTAGTGCTCAACCGCATCCGCTGCTTTTAGTTTGTCGCTCATGGCTTTTTCCAGTGGGTTGGGGTATAATAAACGTACATTGAGTCATCGGGGAAAAACCAAAGGCTTCGGCTCTCTGGCGTTCGTTGGTATCGCTTGAGCTGAGTCTCATTTCGCGTTCCGTCCTCATCCCAGATCTTGGTATCAACAACCTCACCGACTGGTGGCAAGGATTGGCGGCAATCTATCCATGGATTATTTTGCGTGTTCATGTTCGTGCCGCCTCCGCGAGCAGTTCGATGAGCACGCGAGGATCGGGCCACACACACGGAGAATCACCGACAATCGGATGAATCTTAGGCGCCGGAACGTGGCCCTTGAGTGGGTCAAAGAGCGCGGCGGCGCGGACCAGGTTGCAGCATAGTAACAGGGTCGATAGAATCCCGAAGAGGAGACGTTTTTTGTTTTGATAGGCTTTCATGATAGCTTTAGGCAAGCTGAGTACCGTTTTTCTCGGGTTTTACCCGCCGTTCTGGACTTCGTCTGATAGTTTTGGGCTACCTATGGCCTTTTCGTCAAGACCGTGAGCCTCTTCCCATGATAACTTCTCCATGGATGAGGAGTAAAGCCAGCCCCTTAGGTGGCGGACGAGTTCTAAGACCTGTCTACGGGTCAATACCGCCCTGGTATCGAATGTAACCTCGTCGGGGAAAGGAAAAGCAACAAACCCCGTCTTTTGTACGGTTTTGATGCCTAGAGCCTTTGCATCTCTGGCCTGCAGCTTCGGCTTTGCCTTTTCGGCCCCGATCGCAATCCCCATACCATTTTCGGAATAAGCCAGTGTTACGGACTGGACGACGCATGGCACGCCGAGGGCGTCTTTGAATCTTACGAGCTCAAGTCCCCGGGAGGACTTCGCGACTTTACCTAGACCGTTGGTCGGTGGAGTTATCATCGGCATCATCCCTGACGGGATACGCGCTCTCGCGCAAGTCTGAAGAGAGCTGAGGATCACGGTTCGTGGACACCTGCGGGCGCACCTCACCCATTGCTGGGTAAGGGCGAGAGAAGCGCAAGGCTCCCGGACTGTGGTCTCGCGTATGCCCCGTAGCTAGTGACCCCCACGGCGTGTCCACGTTTCAAGGGTGAAAAAGGAACACACGGAAAGCTCCGGGGCGCTCTGCCTCCTCGAAGGGGCGTCTCTGCGTTTCCCTCCGTGTGCTCTTGTTTCGTTGCTACGGTCCTCACGGCCTTTCGGCCAGACAGATTTCAGCCCGCTTGGAATTGAGAAGCACTGAGGAGAAACGGTAGCCGGCTCCGCAAACCGACCCTTGCGCACAAGGCGGAGGTTTCGGCGGTGAGCTTAATCCGGCCATGAACTCACATCACGTCCCGTTTCTCATCAGTGCCGCCCTGCTGTTCGACAGCGCGGACACCGTACTATTCCCACCGTGCGGGCCGGAGCCTTCGGGTGCGGGGTTCTGGTTGTTATCTCGCGGTGCCAGTTCGACGAAACGCTTTAGGACGTTGAGCCAGCTCTCTCACGTCGTGCCCCTGGCTGTCAAACTGAAAAACCCCCGCACCTTTCGGCGCGAGGGTCTTCAGCTAAAGCGTTTCGGAAAACTCTGTTCAAACGCACACCGGTGTTCAGTTGAACACAAGCCCAAAACTGACCGCGTAGTCTTTCTCCCTAGGGCTATAGAGGGGAAATCAGGGCTTTCTTTTTTTAACTTCTCGTGTTACCGCAGGTGGTCTTCAGACGAATGAAGCACTCGATCAGCCTCCGGGGAGGCCAGGGAATGCCGCACGTTGGAGCAGACTCGCCACCCGGAGGCCCTATTTAAAAAAGTAGGCCGAGCCCGCGGTGAGACGAGCCCGGCTGATGATAACAGCCCGGAAGCGAGTATCGCTTGCGCAATTTGGCGCCTCTACGGGTTGCATGAAGGTGTAGGGTATAGCGCTCAATTGTCGAGAGCTGGAGAAAATCAAATTGCTATCCCTCCAAAAAAGTGACTCGCTCTCGGCCGATGATAACTACTACGGCCCCCAAGCCGGAGAACGCGGGAGCGTTCACGGATAAACTAATCGTGGCACTCGCGGAGTGCGCTCAATACCTCAAAGAGGATCAAACGCCAAAGGCCCAGGCCTTGCGGGACAGGGCAATCGATCTGATCACCGTTTGGATGCTGTCGGTCTACCAGGAGGACAACGCCTTGAAGTCTCCTTTGCCGAAGGTTCCGACAGCAAGCGGTCCAGAAGTCAGGGAGAAGCTGATGAGCTACATTCTGGGAGGGAAATCATGAGCGCTTACACCGTAGTCTCAGCGTTCCTCATTCTGATGATCCTACTCGCGGTCGCGAACGAGTTCCGGCGATGGCAGCGCATCCGGGAGCGCAATAGGCGGCTCGGAGAGCGACTCGCCAAGCTGGACGGCGGCCGGCATTATTAGGCGATGGACACCCCACAGCAAATCACCCTGGGCCAGGTGCTGGAGTTAGAGCCCGGCCAGAACGGTTCGAAGACCTACGTAAACGACGAGTTTGACGCGATCGTCGAAGTCGTGGAGGAGAAAAAGTCCAGGACGAGCGGCAAGGCCTTCTGGATCACTCAACTCGTGGATCCGCACAACTCACGGATCGCGCTCGAGTGCGCATTCTTTCGCAACCCTGGCCAGTATAACGGCAAGGTGTGCCACTTCGCCGGCGGAGGAATGACCCGCGAGGAATACAACGGCAAACAGAAGCTTGGCCTAGGACGAGACACGAAAGTCCAAATCGTGGGTAAAGCTCCACAGTCAGCACCGGCGCAGTCGAACGGAAATGGGGCTGGGACGCACGAAAGCGGCCGACCCCAGCCTCAGATACCCCCCGCGGCTCAAAGTGCGTCATTTACGGCCCGGGCTGTCGTTGAGGCGCTATCCATTATCAAGTCTGAGGGTGTAGTCGATTATCACTCCGGGGAGTTCGCCCCGATCCTCCACACGCTGGCCAGCGACATTCTCCGCGTTCACAATTGGCTAGAGGACGGGAAACTGGCACCCGCCACGGGATCTCCTCCTAGCCAATCGACCCCGCCTCCCGACGATAGACCCGTCGGAAACCGGCCGCCGATCGACGAGGATGTTCCATTCTAACCTTTCCGCTAGTCAACCTAAACACACAAAATGAAAGATGTCATAATCCGAACTCGTTCGGCCGGCGTATTCGCTGGCCAATTAGCTACGTTTGAAAATCAAACCGCCGTTCTCAAAAATGCCCGCCGGCTCTGGTATTGGTCCGGCGCTGCGTCTCTTAGCGAACTTTCGGTTCTCGGTGTTAAAAAGCCGAAAGAATGCAAGTTCCCAATCGCTGTCGAAGAGGTCATTTTGCCCGAGGTGATCGAAATTCTTCCGCTCACTCCGAAGGCGCGCGATTCCATCGCAGCCGTGAAGGTTTGGTCAGCCAACGATGAGTAAGGCTTCGAAGTCAACTGATGGCTCTGGCTATGGCTATGGCTATGGCGATGGCGATGGCTCTGGCTATGGCTCTGGCGATGGCTCTGGCTCTGGCTATGGCTATGGCTATGGCTTTGGCTATGGCTTTGGCTCTGGCTCTGGCGATGGCGATGGCTCTGGCTATGGCTATGGCTATGGCGATGGCGATGGCTCTGGCTATGGCTCTGGCGATGGCTCTGGCGATGGCTAAAAATTTCAAGAAGGTCATCCGCCCCGGATGACCTTCTTTTTTCCTCAATCCTCTCCCTATATTTTTGCTGAAACCAAATGAAAAAACTAACGAAGGCCGATGCGGCCCTAAAGATCATCGAAATCGTTCGGGACGATAAATACGTCTCGTTCAAGTACAACACGAGCGACCTCGCGGTCCAGGAGTACTCCGTCAAATTCATCGAGCAACCGACGCCGGAGTTCGATACTGCCCTGCAAAAGCTGGCACTCACGGCCTGCGGGATCCTAGAATATGGCGACCCGGAGGGAATAACGGTAGTTTCCCTCACGATCCGCCGCACGAAGTCAGGAACGAAGTCAGCAATCATCGGCTTTTACAAAGCCCTGGCCTCTGTCGACAACCCCCACCTGATGGAAACCCCACAGTTCCGCGTGGATCAGCCAGCCGAGAACGAGCAGGGTGTCCGCCAGTGCATCGAAAGGGACGCTCAAGACATCTTCAAGATGATCGAGCTTGCCAAGGCCTACATTGCCGGCGAACGCCTCCAGACGCTTCTGCCGCTCGTCGAAGAGGGTGAGGACGAGGATGGCGAGCGCGCTCCGACCGAGGAAGAGATGGAAAAGACCAAGGGTCGGAAACTGCGCTTTGACGCGGAGGCGACCGCGTCATGAGTACCCGACGCGGCGCCGGCATTCCTCACAAGCTTTCCGACAAGGACGGCAACAAATACGACTTCGACAAAAACACGGTTAACGGAATTCCTCCACTCGAAGTGGGCGACGTCTTCTTTTACCGCGGGAAGGGTTCCCCCGCGGCTACGGTCACGAAAGTCCGGGTGCGCGACATTCAAGGCCGGATGGCGCTCCTCGACCAGCTCTCGGCCAGCGAAGAGAGCGACTTCGTTGCTCAGATGTGGGTCGACCTCACGCGCGTCGAGGTCGTCCAGCGTATTGAACTCAAGATTGCTCCAATCCAGCTGCTACCGCCTAGCGCCGAGATCGATTGAAAACGCTTACCCTGCATCTCAAGGCCGAATACTTCGACCAAGTGGCACGCGGTGTGAAGGTTTTCGAGTATCGGTCAGCCACGCCCTATTGGAACAAGCGCCTTGATCCTGAGCGCGTGACTTATGATGAGATTCACCTCCTGAATGGCTACCCGAGCCAGGATAACGTCGAAGCGCGGTTAATCTTTCCATGGCACGGCGCCTATATGGATACGATTACTCACCCGCACTTCGGCGCTACTCCGTGCGACCTGTGGGTAATTCCGCTCAAGGCGTAGGTGAAACCACTGTCGGCGCTCAGTGGTGGGCCCGACAGACACTTTCAAAGCTATCTGCTAGATTCTGTCTGCCATGGATGATGATAACCAGTTGGTGCCGGTGGACCCATTCCACGGGTATTTGGACGACATGTCCGCCGTAGCTATCCGGAATCTCCCGGACTATTTCGAGTTTGAGGTGCTTGAGCGCTGGTTTAGCGACCAGACCCAACTCTCATTTCGACAGTCCGCCGAAGATCTCATGGAGTTTTGTGATATTGCGCGGCATGAAGGCTACGATGTCCACGTCTGGGCTTCTCAGGGAGAACTCCAGCGCACGTTTCGCTTCAAGCGGCGCCCAAAGGCTCAAAAAGAGGGTCGCATCGACGAGGGCGCTATCGACATATGATCACGGCCGCGGACGCAAAGAATCGTTTGTTGGGTCAATTGGAAGCGTTCCTCGCGTTCCTCCTTCCGGCGGGCAAGGTCGAAGGCCACGAGTACCGCGTAGGCGACGTCAAGGGAACGCCTGGCAAATCGCTCGCGGTTCAGCTTCGTGGCGATGCGCGCGGGGTGTTTCAGGACTTCGCTACGGGAGAAAAAGGAGACATCTTCGACCTTTACTGCGCGAACAAGGAAGTCGGCTTTAAGGAGGCCTTCCCGGAGATTTGCCGCTACCTTGGCCTCGTGGAAGTCGGTCGACCCGTGCCGAAGCCAAAGCCTCCGAAGCCGCCCATTTTCGATGTAACGGGTATGACGGGAAGTAAGGTCCTAGAGTACCTAAACAAGACCCGCGGACTGACCCCGGAGACGCTCAAGACCTATGGCGTGCGTACCCATCGGCGCAACAGCCCCCACAACGTGGACTTCATCTGTTTCCAGTTTTCGGATTCTGAGGGCGTTCCAGTGATGCTCAAGTCCACCGGGATCAAAAAGAGGGCCGACGGCGGCAAGGACATCTGGACCACAGAACCTTATTACACCCTTTGGGGATGGTGGCTGGTCAAGCCAGAGGCCAGGGAGATCATGATAAGTGAAGGCGAAATAGATGCGTGTTCTTTACATCAAATGGGCGCGCCGATGCCGGTCCTTTCTCTTCCTAGCGGAGCGCAAAACCTGACCTGGATCGAGAACGACTGGACCGCGCTTCAACGTTTCGAGAAGATTTATCTCTGTTTCGATAACGATGAGGCCGGAGAGAAAGCGGCGGTCGACACGGCCAAACGTCTTGGCCTCACTCGCTGCTACCGGATCAAACCGCCGGGCACGTACAAGGACGCGAATGAGTGCCTTGTGAAGGGCGAGCCCGAAGAGCTCGAGGTCTCTGGCTGGATCGCCGCGGCCAAGACCTACGACCCGCCGACGATCCGGTCTGCGCGCGAACTTCGCGATGAGACTAGGCGCCTCATGTTCCTCCAGGCTGAGGAAGCTAAACGATCAACCTTCGTCTTCCCGGCGGTCAAATTCTCGATCCGGGACGGGGAAACCAGCCTCGTGACTGGCCGGACGAGCCACGGAAAGAGCGAATTTTGCTACCAAACGCTCGTTCACGAGATGAGGGCGGGCAACCGGGTCTGCATCCTTTCGTGCGAGATTCCACCGGCCGCGATGCTGCGCAATATCGCCACCCAACTTTGCGAGCGGTACCCGTCGGATGAGGACCTCGACAAAGCCCTGACGTTTCTGGACGGCAAACTCTGGTTCTTCATCCGGCCGCCAGACGCGAAGCGCGAGGACTGGGGGCCGATGTTCGCTGACTTCGCCTACTGCGTACAACGTTTTGGCTGCAAGCGCTTCCTCGTCGATTCGCTCATCTTCCTCACTGGCAAAGAGGACTACGACGCTCAGGACCGCTTAGCTACGTCACTCCATAATTTCGACCTTCAGCACAACACACACTCGTTTCTGATCGCGCACGCTTCGGAGAAAAAGGCCGGCTACTCAATCCCCGGACAGGAGGAGATTTCCGGTTCTGGCGGACTTCTCGCTCCTTTCGACAATATCCTGATCGTTTACCGGTATATCGAAAAAGAGGACCGGCTTGAGAAAGCGAAGCAGGACGGAAACCAACACGAGATGGAGCAGATTGAGGCTCAGCCCGACGGGCTCTTGATCGTCGCGAAGCAACGGCTCACCGGCGAACGGAGCAAGACTAAGCTCTGGTTTAATCGTAGTTCCCGCACCTACCGCACGGCGCCCGATATCCCACCAGTCCTGAAAGCTGAGGAGCTACCCTTTTGATTATGAACAATCTAGTTTTAGAGACGATTCCCGTGATGGGAACGAACGAGGCGACGCTCTTGACCGCGAGAGAGGTAAAGGTATGCAAGTTAGCTGAGATCGCCGGCTGGCATATGGGCGGACTGGTTCGTCACGCGATGGGCCACCAAATATGTTTTTGGCGCGGTGGCATTGCTTTCATCAAGGAGCACCGGGTTGCTCGGAAGAAGATGTCTCGCTGGGTCCTTCGTGAGGTACGCCGAGAATTGAGGAGGATAAAGTGAAACGCATTATTAACTTTTCCGGAGGTCTCTGCTCATTCTTCGCAGCAAAGCGGGTCATTGAAAGGCATGGCAAAGCCGACTGCGTTCTGCTTTTTGCGGACACATTGATAGAAGATTCGGATTTGTACCGATTTAACGAGCAGTGCTCAGCTCACCTTGGGATTCCCATAACGCGCGTGTGCCGAGGCGAGACGCCCTGGGAGCTCTTCCGGCGGAAAGGCCTGATCGGGAATGATAGGTTCCCGATTTGCTCGATAATTTTGAAGCGCGAGCCGCTGGACGAATGGCATCGCATTAATTGTTGGGAGATGGACTCCATTATTTATGTCGGACTCGATTGGACAGAAGAACACCGGCTCCGGCGTTTGCGGGAGGATAAGCCCCACTGGAGAATCGAAGCGCCAATGACCGAAGAGCCGATTTGGGATAAATGCCGCATGACGGCAGAAACCGAAGCGCTTGGAATAGATATTCCTCGATTGTACCGCCTTGGATTCCCACACAATAATTGCGGCGGTCGATGCGTACGCGCTGGTATCAGTCACTTCGTTCACCTGTTGGCCGTTCTACCCGAGGCGTTTCTTGAATGGGAAAGGGAGGAGCTCGCATGCCAAGAGGACTTCCTAAAGCGTGGGATTTCGTCGAATTGGTTTACAATACTCAAGGACCGACGTGGCGGAGTTACAAAACCCATGACGCTCCGGCAGCTTCGGGAGCGGGTTGAAGCTGGCGAACTCCTGGATAAGGACGACTGGGGGGGCTGTGGCTGCGGCGTTCAATATGCAGAGTGAGCTCTTCCGCACGATCACCCTTTCCGACTGGGGCCCAGCCCTTGCGAACGCACGCCTGCGTCGTCTGCAGCAGAAGGCCGCTCTCAAACTCTTTCTCCAAGACCAATGCAAGAAACTATCAAGCACGACGCCTACAGTGGCAGTACCAAGCAATTTTTCCACGGCTTCGAAGTCGGAGACGTGCGAATAGCGGACGGAAAGAAACAGGCGCTCGCCGTCAACACGCAGGCGCATAAACTCAAAATGATGGTAACCCGAAAAAAGCTCTCCGGTGGCAAATACGCCATCCGCAGGCTCTACTAAACATGGCTAGAACCTACCTCCAGCCGATCATTCGGCATGGCAATCCAGCGCAGTCGACACCGCTTTTCGATTCCAAAGGCGCACGCCACACAACCTATCTCTGTATTCCGATCACTGGCCATAGCGGCCAGGGGCTCGGGGCGTCTCCCATGGAAAAAGCGCTCGTGGCATGCAACGACTTGATGAGTAGCGGTTATACTAACCGCTCTCTTGCCGAGGCTCTAATCGCTGAACTGACCAAGCAGGCTGAGGAGGCGGTAACGTGAATCACTCGTTAAACCTTTTCGACCTCCTCCCGTGGATCGCTTTGCTGATGATCTTCGCAGCGATCTGCGTGATCATCGTTCTCTTATCCAAAAAATGAAATCTATACTCCTCCCGTTCGTTCTCCTTTCGGCGGTGATCCTTTCCGCCTACGTGCTCGCTCAGTCCTCGATCAATCTCACGGTCTCAGCCGACGGCACGCAGCCCTTCACCTACAAATGGACAAAAGACGGTGCACCGCTGGCAGGGTCCACAAATCCTCTCGTTCTCCCTGTGGCGTCGGGCAGCTCCGGAAACTACCAAGTGACTGTTCTAAATGCGGCCGGATCCGCGACCAGCGCACCTAACGCCGTGGTTGTGACCGCCGCGGCAAGTCAGATGGTAGATCTCTCGAAGCAATACCTCGAGGCTGGCCTAGTCGGCAACTACACCCCGCCGGTCAACCAGTGGCAGCAAGGTTTTACGGTCGTGCCCATTAAAAAGGTGTCTGACCCGGGCAACCACTTTAGCGACGCGACTGGAGTCTACACCGTCGGAGTCGGCGAGGCTGGGATCTACGAGGTCCAGATGTCTCTCCGCGCGGTTGACCAGCCGCCAGCGGACGTCTCTGTCGGGATCACCGCCGGAACAACGAATGCTGACCTCAAAACCGGCTGGGGTGTGACGCCAAGGTCCACGGCCTATATCCATTGGGGCTTCGATCACACCGTCACGAGAAGCTACAAGGACGGAGACCAGATACGGTGCAATATCTTCGTGGCGGCGCCGATCACGATCCAGAGTTTCGACGTCATCATCCGGAGACTGTACTGATGCACCGGGCAACCGCCAGAGAGTGGGAGACGTTCGCTAAACAGCATCGACAAGCGGGGGCAAATAGTGTCCGGTCTGCCCCGATGATAACTTCCGATCACCTCGGATGGAAGGCCGTGTTTTTTCCATCCGTTTCTGACGTCCTTCACGGCGTCGTTCAGTCCCACGTCCGCCCAGTGATGGGCGAGATTATTAAAATCCAGTCGATCGAACCCACCCGCCGCGGGAATATCCCGAACGCCCTAGTCACCGTCCGCGGGCGATCCGGCAAGGTTGCCGAGGTCAACTTAGTCGAACAGCACCTCGCTTTCTTCGCTGGCTGGCCTGAAGCTGAGGCGGAGATGCGCAATCGTCATCCTGAAAAAAAGCCATGAGAGACGAACGCCAGCTAGAGAAAGAAAAATCGACTGAAGCTGAGCTACAACTAATTGCGAGAGCACTTGGCGAAGAGCTCTCAGCGAGAGGAATACCCTTCATTTGTCTGATCGGTTCGCCGGTTGGCAACGTTATCCGTTGCTCGCACGGGATGTGGGAAGAGGTAAATCGAGCATCCATGATCGAGGAAGCGGTCGAATACATTAACTTTCTCGGGGAGAAATACCAATGAGTGCTCCAAGTGAGGAAGAGCTCCGTAAGATGTTTCCGAACGCTGCGGAGTCGTTCATCAGGAAGAATGCCGGCGTCACTGCCTCGCATTCCGCGATCGGAGCAACTGGCTTCGTCCCTGGACGCAACGGGCTCGGAGCTCTGGGTCAACTCGTGGACCGAATCGATGAGGTGGTCACCGTTCCAGCTTCGCAGCCAGCGCGGCAGCTTCGAACGGTAAAGGAAGAAAATGCGTCAGGGGCTACTTCCGTACCCCAAAAGCGGGAAATGCCGTCAAATGCGCCTATTTCGCTTCTTCTGCCCTATCCACCGACCGCAAATAAATACTGGCGGTCGATCATCTCAAAGGGCCGCGTCATGGTCCTCGTGTCCAGCAAGGCGAAGCATTACAAGCGGGCGATTGCGATCATCGCTAAAGCCAGGGTCAAAACTCCGCTCGTTGGATCTCTGGTCATCACGCTAAAACTCTACCGGCCGCGAAAGATCGGCGACCTCTCCAACCTGATAAAGGTCCTCGAGGATGCTTTGCAGGGCGTCTGCTACGAGGACGATAACCAAATCGTGGAAATCCACGCCTACCGGCACGACGACAAGTCGCACCCGAGGGTCGAACTCACTATCGCTTTGGCTGAGGTGGCCGATAGCCAACCGCTCTTAGCGCTCGAGCCGTAGCGCCCTCGTCGATCCCCGCGAGGAGAAGTTTCGCGCGTTCCTCGGTCTGACTTCCCAGTCGATCGAGGAATACGCCGTTATCCTGGAGGAGTTTTTCTTTGATGTAGCTCTGCCGGACTTTGAAGAAGTCGTAGAACTTATCCCCGAGGCGTTGCTTGTAGGCGCTGCCATCTCCGGGATCCAAGTTAAGTCTAGCAAAGGTAGCATAAATACGCGCTTCCGGAGTGTTCCGGCTGGCCTCCGTGTAAAACCAGCCTCCCGGGCGGTTCGTCATCTCATCGCCAAGGATGTCGAGAGCCGGTCTGTTCAGGTGCCGGAGGCCGATTACCTGAGACATGAGGGCGGCCTTCACCGTAGAGATGTCCCTTTGCTTCGGATCGAAGTCGCGGTCGATCGAGGCCCAGAAGTTCGCGAGCGGCACGGCCACCGAGGTTGCGGTCCCAACGGTGAAGCGGGCGATTGCCTTGCGCGTACTGTCCTCAGACTGCCGACTGGTTCCCATGAGGGCATCGAGGCTGTCACTTAATTGGACCATGAACGTTTGGCTCAGCATCGCCTGGGGAATCGCTTTCATAGCCGATGCCAGGCGGAAGGTGCCGTCCTTCGCGTCGAACTGCTTGTACCGGGCTCCGTCGTGCATCGCTCCCACCATCGCAAGCGCTGGACCTATCGGGAGGAACTTGTACGGCAGAAAGATCGATTTACCGCCCACGTTGAACTGAATCGAGTACGGCCGATACTCTGGCCCCCAGAAGGCGCGGTTCTTATCCGGGTCTCCAGTGCCTCGGCCGTGGATCCGCCAAATGCGGTCTTCTTCATCTTTGCCGGTCGTTGGGTAGCCAGCTACGGCGAGAGTCGCGAGGGAAGCGAGCCCGACGATCCCACGCTTGAGCATCATCGAGCGTTGATCCTCACTCATCGCTTCGAAGTGCGCAGCTCCGGGCCCATCGTAAATGAGCTCTTGTCCGTAGAGCGCTTTCACAATCGAGACCCCGGAACCAAACTCCCAGGCGCGAGCAAATAGGTTTGCCGGGATCTGGATGAACGGGATCTCGACTCGCGGCGCGAGCGTCAGGAAGCGAAGGAACGGGCTTTGCGAGGCTTCGCCCGCTTTGCGCAGCGATGTGAAGCCGGAAATCAGGCTGTTCGCGAAAAACCCCACCATGCCTTCCGATTTGTAGTTGAAGGTGAGGCGCGCGGCCAGGTCGCTTGCCCGGTCGACGAGCTTCTGATCGCGACTGAGCAGCCGGAGTTCACGGGTTCTCGAGTCAACCCATTGAGCTTCGGTCTGCCCCTGGCGCAAGTCCGGGTGAAGCATCTGGAATTCCTCGCGGGCCTGCGCCTCGTGATCGGCTACCTGCTGTGGCGACTCATTGAGGAGGGAATCGACACGCTCTGCAACACCGGCGAGGTCCTTGCCTCCCGCTTTCTGCGCCATTTCCCAGGCGACTTGCCGGGCTTTGATCTCGTAGGCAGTAGCGGCGAAGAAGACGTCAGAGGCTCGGAGCAAGCGCCCCACGTATTTGGAAAGATTGTAGGGGCGAGCGAGGCCGGTGAACTTCGTTTGCTCCAGTATGGATGTCTGACCGAACTTCGGAGCGCTCTCACGCAAGGGCGAGTTCCGGCCTGTCTTCATGAGCTGCCGGGCTTCGGCGATGCCGGCGGCGGCTCCGGACTGTGCCCCATTGATTATCCCATCCCATTTCGCGGCCCAGGAACTCGGTTTCGAGAAGAGGGCGTCCATTCCGAACTCAGCTAAGCTCGTGAGGTTGGAGAGCGTGTTTCTAATGTGGGTCGGGTAGCCGGCCAGGATGTGAGCGTAAAAGAGGGCGAAGCCGACATCGATCCGTGAGGCCGGTGCGAGCAAGTTGTGAACGTAGTCGAAAAGATCGATTGTCGCGTCTCTGCGCGCGGCGGAGTCCGCCGGGGTCGAAGCGATCCGCTCGGCGAAGAGGGAAAGAGCTTTAGCGTGCTCGCCGCCAATGTCAGGAAGCGCGTGCTTTTGCATCAGGACTTCCTCGAGGCCTTTCTCCGTGAGCTTCCCTTCGTTGAATAGCTCCAGGCCTTTCTCGTAAAGTTTCTGGATGTCCTTTGGCGTTTGGACGTTCATTTCCTTGAGGCGCGCCTTCACGCGCCCCTCGAAGTCAGTCGGCTCCTTCACGGCCGCGTCGAGCGCCTTACGGCTATCGGCCAGGATGGCCCGAAGATCTTTGATGTCGGCTGGGACGAGCGGAGAATTCGTTTCCCCAAGGTGCGCTTTGATTTCCTCCTGCGTTCCCTCGTTTAAGAGCCGAGTGTTTTCCTCGATGCGTGCGCGCAGGTCGCGCAACTTCACTTCGTGCTGATCTAGACGATTCTGAAGATCTTCCCGAAGTCCCTTTCGAGCACTCGCGATCATCTTTTGCAGGTTCGCGATCTCCTCCGATACCTTTTCGCCGGCCTTTGGCCCCACTTCGTTCGCGATCTGAGCGATCGTGCCGCGATTCGTGAGCTCCGTGAGCCGCTCCATCGTCGCTTTGAGTTTCGCGATTCTGGCTTTCTCCTCGGCGTCGACCCCGATCTCTTCCTTCAGAACCTTCGCTACCTCTCCGGTCTTCTCGGTTTTGCGGATCTTGGTCTTCTTCTTTTGAACCTCCTGGAAGAGCAGTTGCTCAGCCTGTTCCGGCTTCGTGAACTGATCCCCGTAGATCTTGAACATATTGACGCCCTGTCCTAGGGAGGTTCCGATCTCGGCCGCGTGCATCAGCGTATCGTGCCAGGCTGGCCAATTGCCGGCGGCGGCGAACTTCTCGGCTAGCTGTTTACCGATCGCGACCCGTGTGTCCGGATTGAGGTCGTTGTTTAGATCGATGAAGCGGTTGTAGGCGGCGGCTTCGCCGGCTATCGAGATTTCCCGAGCCGCGGCCTCTTGCACGTCATTCATATGCCGCACCGGGTACTGGATATTGTCCAGGGCCGCGCGAATCTCCGGAGCGACGCCTTTAGCGATTCCCTGCCCTTCCGACATGCGTTGCGTGACTGTCCGCTCCTTCGTTTCAGCGTTCGGATCAGCAGGGCCGGAAATCGAGGCCTCTGAATTTGCGCGAGCAAGCTCCAGGTGCTTTTGAAGCTCGTCCTGAGATTGGGTAAAAAGTTGCTCCAGGTGAGGACGGATCTTTTCTCCTAGCTCCCGAATCATTTGGGCCGAGAATTCGGCAAAGTCCCTCGCGCCGCGGGCGATCACAAGCGAACCTTTGACCGTCAGAAGGTAGTTCATCTCTGGATCCAGGCCGGAGAAGAGTTTTCCACCGTAGCCAAGCTCCTTCAGGCGAGCGTCGGTGCGCGCTTCGAGGTCGAGGAGTGCTTTCGGAAGCTCCGGAATGATCGGTGCACGTTCAGCCTGGTTCGTAGGACTACGTACGGCGTTCTCATTTGCTTGCGTAGTACGGTCAACCAGTACACCGGCGGCGCCTTCCGGCGTAGCGGCTTGTCCGGCTACACCGGCCGAGTCGCTCACGGTGAGTTTTCCTTCAGCATCGCGGGCGATCTGGGCTTTCCACTGCTTCATCATCTCCGCTTCCGTAGAGGTCTCCTTCCCGAGCCCGCTGGAGGTGTCGGCACTTCTCGCACCGATATTGACGAAATCCGGATCACGCACCCCGGCCGCCCATTGTTCGGGAGACGGGACAGGCGTTAACAGCACGTCACCCTTGGATGGGTGCCCGTGGCTCCATCCGCGGTCTGTTTTAAAGGCCACTCCCTCGATCGGGTATGTGACCATCTGGCCAGCAGCTTTCGAAGCCGCAACGTCGATGCCCTCTCCCCAGCCGGCAAATGCGACCGGGACGATCGTGCCGTCCTTGCGCTGGAGTTCCGCTGGAAGGTGGCCGGCGGGCAGAGAGTGGAAATCCTCTGGATATTTCGCCATTATGTCCCGGTAGCGCTGGCTGTAGACCTGGCCCATGTCCTCGCGCTGCTGGATCGAATCCAGGTTCATCGAGACTAGGGCCTCCTTCTTCGTCTCCGTCGGCTCCTTTACTCGGTCAGCGTACCCCTTCCTGAGAATGGCTCCAGCCTCCTCCGGGGTCGCTGAGTCGGCGACCTGCTCGATATATTTGTCCTTGATCCCGAGCGCCTCCATCGCCCGGCGATTCTTCAAATACTCCTGGCCGTAGGCGCGGTCCCGGAAGGAGGCGGAGCCGGTGCCGATCAAGATAAACGGCAGCATCGACCCAAGGGTCTCCGGTGTCGCGTGGACGACGTCGGAGAGCTCTTTGCCGAAATCCACTCCCGGAATCGTGGAATCGAGTTGGCTCGCGATCGATTGCACCGCCGATGGCAATAGCTGTTGAATCTCCGCGATTGCGGTAAGACCTACAGCTTCGCCGGTGGCCAGCGTTGCAATACGAGTTGCCAGCGATCCACGGAGAAGCTGCCTCGCCCCTGGGAGTTTGCCGATGATCATCTTCGAGGAAACGAAGTTGAGTGCCGTTTCCGGCACGGCCGCCACGAGGGAAAGAAGATCCGCCTGGTTTGGGTTCATCCCCTGGTCTTCGTAATGCCCGCGTAGTTCCTCCTTTGTTGCTAGGGCCGCGGCGAAGATGCCAGGGCCAGACATGAAGGCTAATAACTTTGGAGCACTCTCGGCCGTACCGAGGACGGAGTTCGCGATCCAGCCGCCTCCCTTGAGTGGATCTACTTCGCCAGTGATGCGTTGGTTAAGTTTCCTTTCGATCTGGGTATCTCTCCGGTCGATTGTAGCCGCCTCCTCACCGCGATCCAGTCCCAGTGCAACGCCACGGCGGGCTAACTCTCGCACAGCCCCGATCGTATTAGCCGCAAAATCACCAACCCCACGCTCGAGTCGAAACATCGCTTTCTCGGCAAACCCATCCTCGCCCCTGGCCTTCGGTTTAATGCCGACCTGGCCGGCGGCGAAGTCCATCACCATTTCCGCTTGGTCCGGAGTGAGGGTACCTAATTGCTTCAAGACTTTTTCGCGTTGAGCGACTGCGGCGGCCTCTTCCGAAGGGGCAACGCCGTTGCGTGCGAAGCTTAGATATTTGGCCGTTTCCGCTATCGGCTCGGCGAGGAGCGTGTGCTGGGTCTGAAACTCGTCCCAGTTCTGGCGCATCTGCTGCCGGTAGACGTCTAGCTGAGTCGGATCCCAGCCGGGGCTGTTCTTCGCCTGGTTCGCGAGGGAATCGAACGCTTGTGAGAAATTCTGGCTTAAGGCCGGTATCGTCCCGGAGTTGGGTTGAGTTCGAAGATGCTGGAAAAGCCCCTGCGACATCTGGAAGAGCATCCCCGCTTCGGCCTTCTTCTGTGCGATGTGCTGGCCTACCCGGTCGTAAAAGGCGTTGTCATCGAGCGGAGCGTCCTCGTGGAAGACGGTCTTCGCGTAGGCGGCCCGGTATTGGTCCGCGGTCGTAGCTAGCCGCTCGGGATCCACTCCGAAATTGTGCGACAGAAACGCGATATTCGCGGCGCGCTTCGTGGCGGTCTTCTTATCCTCTACGCCGGCGAGCGCTGAGTTGAGCTGCGTGATCGCCTCCGGTGAGAGCACTTTTGGCAGATTGTCCACCCCACCAAAGAGTTTCTCCGGATCAAGCGGCGGGGCGGACGGGGCCTGGGTCGTCGGACTCTCGGGTGCGTCGCCAAACTCGTTTGCCGGCGCGGGGACTGTGGCTAACTCATCTCCAAAGGCATTACTCATTGACGCTTTTTATACGTCTGCCCGTCCGTGCCAATATAAAGCGTTCCAGGCGCTAGGGCGTCCCATTGGGCCTTGGACGTCACTTTCTGCGTCTGCGTCGAACTCTGCCCACCTGGCGAGCGTCCTGTGAGCGAGTTCAAGATGGGGGTCGCGGAGCCGACATCGATCTGCGTCGAGATCTTTCCATTGAGGAACTCGAACTGATCCTTCGCCGTCGCTTTCGGATTTGTGCGGATGTAATCGCGCAATGCGTCGCGTAGTTCAATCTTCCGCTGGTAGGCCTGCCTCGCTTGCGCCGGCTCGTATGGTGAACCGTCCGGGGCCAGTTTCGTGTTCCCGAGAAAGCCGCCACGGACCAACTCGTCGATGTAGTTGTTGCCGTCGGCGGTGCGAGCGTTCTCCCCAGTCTTATTTGTCGCGCGATCGAGCGAGGCCTTGACCTCGTCCCGGTAGGTCGGCTGTAGCTCTGCCATCTGGGCAATGATGTTTGCCCGTTGCTCGTTGTTCGGATCGGAGTCGGGATTGTAGTTACTGGCTGACGTCAGGAGGTTCGAGTACCGCTCGAGCTCCGGAACCTCCGGCCTCTTCCCGATCTTCGCTTGCTGCGCGAGGATGGCCTTCATCGTCCCCGGGGTGAGCTTGCGATCGTCGACGAGCTGCTGCAGGTCGTCGTTACTCATCAGTTGCCCGTTGTTCTGTTTGTCGTAGATCCCCTGCAGCGTATCTCCCCGGAGTTTGTTCACCGCAGTATCGGCTTTGCCTTTGAGGGCCTCGCGTTGGTTTTCGTCCAGCCCTTTAAAATTACGCCACCGACCGCCATCGGTCTGGTCGTTCAGCGAATCGAGGGTATTGATCGGGTCGACGTTGAGCCCGCGGTTAACCTTAGCAAAGTCCGCCTGCGTTTCGCCTTTTTTGAGGATCTCCTGGGCCTGTGCATCCGAGAGGAGCCCAACCTGGACAGCTGAGAGGATCGGCTGCGTGCCCGCTTCGTAGTCTCCGGAGTCCCAAGCGTTGTCAGCTGCCTGCAGCATGATCTTAGTTTTGTTCCGGATCCCCTGGACGTTGGACTGAGTCGCGACTTGGGACGTCGACGTCTGAGCGAAGGACTTGAATTGATTCGTCAGTTTGTCGCGCGCCATCGGCGAGAGTTCGGGGTTCCCCAGAACTTCGGAACGGAGACCATCGACTTTCTTTTGCCAGCCAGGAACCCAGGTGTTGGTGTCCTGGTTCGTCGAGAGCTCCCGGTTGTAATCGTCCTGGGCCTGGTGCATCTTGACCTGCGCGTCGACCTCTGCCGCCGCGTTCGTTGCTGCCTGGAGGCGCTGCGAGAATTCACCTGCTACTTCACCGGCGCGCGCGATCGTTCCTCCGAAATTGGTCAAAGCGGCGCCAGAGGCGAGCGCTGAACCTAGATCCCGAGGAGCGGCGCCAACGACAGCATGCGTGACCATGCTTCCTGGAACGGTGGGAATTGTGGCCATTGTGGTTAATGCCTCGTCGAGAGAAAGAAAATCAGAGAACCAAGTGCACCGAAGATCGAAAGTCCCACCGTTACGGTGAGAGCGACCAGCCATTGGGTATTCGTTTTAGCCCGCGACTCGGATTCACTGCCTCCCTGTGTGCGGCT